CCACTTAAAGTACTTGTTATAATATCAGCACTAATTTTATCGTAAAGTGCAGAACCTAAAAAGTTCTGAATATGCATTTCTTGTGCGATTTTGATAAACTGAATAAATTTATCCGTATCAAGATTACCATCAATAATGCTATTCCTTACAATGTCTTCCCTTTTTATAAATAATGCAGTTGCCATATCTTATCCTTTGTAATTGGGGTGATGCCCGTGGTCTGGCATATTTCTTGGTGCTACCTTAGCAGTTTCGTATTCTTTACCTTCAGGAATGTAACTTTTTGGTATGTTGTCCACTTCTTCGCTACTGGCTAAAGACTTGTCTTCATAGAAACTACCATCTGTTTTTTTCTTTAGTCTATAAAGGTTTTCATTCCAATAATGTCCACACCAAACACCGCCCTTATATTTGAAAAGTGAATAATTTTGACCTTTATGTCCGAAAGAATTATTTACGCCCTGAAAACTTGCTTGGTCAATATCTTCCTTACGATAAACCACACCACTATCTGTTCTTGACATCATATTACGACAGAAAGTTCTTGTGTTAAGGCTTGAATGTTTTTCAGCATACTCATAACGAACCTTATAATAACCCTTATCTAAGAAACTTGGTTCACTTGGTTTAGATTTAATAAAGTCAGCTAACTTTTGTAATCCAGTTTTATTTTCCTTAATTAATTTGTTTGCCCATTCTTCAACAGGTACGTTGTCATCTAAATATTCCCTTTTGTCTACAAGTTCCCATTCATCATTTACAACTTCACCTTCAAGGTTTTCTTCTAAAGCCTTAAATTCTGCGTCTGTTAAGTCTTTTAAATCTGAACTTAACTTCTGCCCTGTTTCTTCTTCTACTTGTTCCTTAGTCATTGCGTTTTCTAAGTCAACAAATTCTAACGGCTGTAAGGTCTTAAAGTATAGGTTTAAGGAAGCATTATTAAAAGCTAGTATATTGTCAAAGGCAGATAGTAAAAGTTCCTGAAACGGTCTAATAACCGTATTGTCAAAAAGAATAGAAGCGGTTTTTAGTTCTTCTGCATTATTCCCTAGTCCTGTGGTATCTTTAATACCTAATAACATAGGTGAAATAATTCTATGCGCTACCATAATCTTACGCATACTTTCGTCGCTTAAAAACTGGTATTGTGCGTGGGCATCACTTAATTGTACGGTTTCAATACTTGCTTGTGATTCTGCGTTATCGTTAAAGCTTAGAATAAACTTTCCTGCGTTGCTTGTTCCTGACCACTTCTGCTTAATGCTATTTTCTATGATTTGTCGTTCTTCTTCGTCAGGGATTCCGTTGTTAAAGTTAATCAACATAGAAGGCGCAAAACTATTCTTGATGTTGTTTAGGTGGTAGTTAGATATTTCTTCTTCTAGTTCAGCGTACTGAAGTCCACCTTGATAATCGACAGGCGAATAGTAGTAATACCCCGCACGATAAGGTTTTACCATTAGGATTTCTATTTCTTCGTCGCTTGTTCCGTAAGCACTAAATCTTAAAGGTTGTTCGCTTGGTCTTTTAGTTCCCCAGTCGGCAGAATAAAAGTAACTATCTACTATTCCATCTTCGTTAGCTTTTCCACTTCTTAAAGTTTCAATAGGAAAATGCGCTACTTCAATAATTCTTTTGTGGGATTTATCATACACTACTTGCATAGCACATTGCCCCATTAGTTTTAAATCATAAGCCAACCTTCGTACGCAGTCATTAGAAAACAAAGCTTTCATCATTGCGTATTCTTCCAACTTCTTGTTTGAATCGGTAGCATCTAAACCCTTACCGAATATCATTTGGCTAATACCATTGATAGCAGCGTTATTGGTAGGTGAAGAATTATACAAGTCTATCAAATGCTGATAGTAGTTGTTATTTTCGCCATAGAATACCCATTCCTTAGATTTGCTTTCAACAATCTTTGGTGCGGTATAAGATGCTAGTTGTACTATTTTTACGCTCATAATATAATGTAATCGTTGTTGTATGTATTTTCGGTAGTATAAACATCTTTGTTTACCGTGTAGTCTGCAATAACTTGGTCTGTGCAGAATATCCTATCCTTGTAAATTACATCACTACCAAACTTACAAGTCATATCGTAGAATCTATTTTCAACTAAAGCTAAAGTTAAGTCAAAAGTCATATAGTCACCAAGCGTAGAAGTAGCCACCGAATAGGTATTACTTGTGTTGGTGCTATTATCCCTTAAAATAACATCTATCGTAGACTGATAGTCACGGGGGATAATTTTAATGCTTTGTGCAGAAGTGCTAGTTGATAATATCTTCATACCTATAAAACGATTTTATTTTCAATTTTGTGTAGATATAAAACAAAAAAAAGGCTACCTAATTAAAGATAGCCCATTTTAATAAATCACCCCTAATTACGGGTTAATTTGAACTGCACTTGCATTAGAAGTTACAACCGTAGAAGTAACGAAATAAGCAGGTAAAGTTTCTTGTGCAGAAAATACTAATGTAAATCCTGACAAGTCACCCATAGCCGCACCAGTCACAATTGTTCCACCTGATACATCAGCACCGTTAGCAGCACCAATTAAAAAGAAGTTCCCGTTGTAGTCTTCAATGAAAACGTGCGGTCTTGCTTTAGCCAATAAGACAACTTCTTGTTGGGTAGCAACATCTAATTTAGTTAGTGTTAGGTTCAAAGTTTGTTCGTAGTAAGTAGTTCCGTTTTCGCGGCTACTTGTAATTCCTTGTTCAAGGCTTGAACTTCCTTTTACATCGAATTGGAATAGGTCAGGTGTACCTGCAATAGCAGTTACTTGACCTGCGGTTACGGTTAAAGTACCTAAAGTACCATAGTCAGCCATATAGACTGTCTTAATGCCACCTACCGAATCCTTGCAAGGTAATTCACGCCCTGTAGTTAATAAACACGCCATAGTTATTTTGATTTATATAAAAAAGGGTAGGCAGTTTTGCCCACCCCTTTCTATTTGTTAAAATTCAGTTATTATGAATAAAGTACACAATCAGATGTGATACCTACTTGCGCACCTGAAGTAAAACGCATAATCATACGCACATTCTGGTCACCTAAAGTAGCAGCAGTATCAATTAATCGTATTTCGTTGTGGTCTTCTAAAAGTCCGGTGCCGAAGAACAAATTGCTTTTTTCAGCAGCAACCGCTTTGTTGTCAGGAAGTCCGTTAGCAACGAAAATCTTAACACCATCAAAAGACAAACCTTGTCCGTTATACCAAGTTGTACCTTGATTAGCAACCCCGTTGTTAGAAGTAGCAGCAACTGCAAACCCACCTAAAGCACGAACATAGTTTCTAGCCATATTCTGTGGCAAGTAAATGTAAAGGTCTTCTTTACCATAAACGGCAGAAGGGATATTATCAACGATTTTTCCTAGTTCTTCGATAATGTTTCCAGCAGTAGAAGCAGTTCCAGTTACTGGGTTAGCATCACCTGCGGCAGTCAACAAAGTAACGAAGCCATCAAATTCACCAACAGTAGCAGTAGTACCATTCCAAAGTGAATTTTCAACTGATTCAGCAACTTTAGCAGCTACTTGTGCAATCAAGAAGTCAGCAAAAGAAGTTGGAAGGTCAGCGTAAGCACTCATAGCCATTTCCTGACCGATATAGTCAGTATAATAGTCTTGCTTACAAAGTTGTAGGTTTACTTGGAAAGGTTCAACGGTAAGTACACGCTCAGAAAGTGTAATAGCATTAGCGGTAGCGTCAAAATCACAAGCGGCATCGCCTACGATTGAACCCCAAGCCAATTTCTTAACTACTTGCTTGTATTTAACATTTGGTTTAATAGTAATTACATCACTTGACAAAGTGTTACCTGAAAGAATTGCCGCTGCGATATAATCAGCTGCGAAAGAACCTTCAAAGGTAGTTGTAATTGGGTTGGCAACAGAAGTATCTGCTCCACCTGGTACAATGTTTCTTAAGTTTAATTTATTCATTTTATTTGTTTTTTATTGGTTTTACTTATTTTGCCATTCGTTGGAAAACACGTTGTAAGGTTGTGTTCCCTACATTTGCGTTATTTAATCTTGTTTTCTTTTGTTCACCCTTTACTTCTGGTGTGTGCTTGAAAGTTTTTGAAAGTTTCTGCTCAACTACTTCTTCTGAAGAAATTTTAGCTTCTAATTCATTTACTTTGATTTGCAATTCTTCAATTAAAGGTGCAACAATTGATAGAATCGCTTCTACCAATTCATTTTTTTGTTCGTCAGAGAAATGTGTTTCAACGACATTGCTTTTTACGACCTTTTTAGGTGCAGCCGTTCCGCTCATTTTTTCTTCTACAACTTCTTCTTCTACTACTTCTTCAGGTGCTTCTTCTTCGCCTGATTTGATTGCAGCAATCATTCCTTCTTCTTCTACTACAAGGATAGAACCATCTTCCATTTGATACTCACCAACGGGCATAGCAATACGCTCATCTTCAGTAACGATAAATACTGGCTGCCCTTCTGCAAATTCATCAGCAGAAATAACAGTACCATTATCTAACTTTCGGTCTTCAAGTTCAACCCTTGTGTTTAGAAGCGTTTGGATACGCTTTAACATTTCTGTTGTTTTCATACACTTTTGTTATTTAATATTAATAAAACGATTTAAATTATTATTTTGCATTTTGTTATGCTTTTAATCATCATCTTCAGAAGATGTTTGCGTTCTACCTATTCCCTGCGCCCATAAGCTGCCATCGCAACAATCAACGTGATAGGTGTTTGTTTCTTTACAGTAGCATCCTTTACCCATCTAACAATGCTTTTTTGATTTCTAACAATTTTAGCCCTGCTTCTATTTCTTTTTTAAGTTCTTCTTCACGTTCTTTTTCCGCAAAGAAACCTTCTATCGAAAACCCTTTAACCTGACCCGATAAAACGTAATTATTCCAGATTTCATCGTTGTTTACTTTAACGCTACCCATCCAAGTGCCAACGGGAACATTCAAACCGTATATAGCACTTTTATCTTTTTCCTTGTCTTCTACTATCCAACTTTCAACTAACGTAAGTCCATCTAGCTTATACAAATGTTCGAACGTAGAATTGTGCTGATTGCCTTTCTGTAAAAATAGTTCTGAAGCTTTACGGATAGTTTGCTTGGTAAAAAATATATAGTATTCATCATCCTTGTCCTTGCGGAATATCACCTTGTTAGGAACTAATAACGCACCCATAAGAATGCGCTTTTCTTTACTTACTTCTTCAAACTTGTATTCTTTGTTTTGGTTTAAAGCTATAAAGTTTTCTTCTATGGCAGGATGTTCAACAATACTAATGGCATCAATGCCGTTTTCTTGTTCTTCATCTATAATAAGTTCGATAATTCTCATAACTATAAAACGATTAAAAAGTTAATTTTGTTTTTTTATATCCCTACACTTTCAATAATGTTTCTATCTAAGCTTTGTGCGGTTGTCACATCGTTGCTTACTACATACGCTTGTATAGGTTGTTGTGATTGGTTAGCTATCACCCCTGCTAGTTGGCTTGAATCAGAAGCACCTACTACGTTAAAAGAAGGTGGCGCACTTGGTGCAGTAATCGTCGGCGCACTTGGGGCAGTAATTGCAGGTGGCATAGAACCGCCATTAGCACTAACGGTGCTACCCCCCTTATCTGCTGCTTTAATTTGTGAAATTGCTTTAACACCTGCGGCAACTGATGATGCAATACCAATACCTGCCGAAATTGTTTGCCTTACCCCTGCGGCAGCCCCTGCAACTGGTCCTAATTCTATTAATGCCCTTGCGTTGGCTGCCGTTGTATTTGATATAATTTTAGCAATGTTTGCTGCTTGGCTTATAATAATAGAAGCAATTTGCATTTGTTTGTTTTCCCCTGCTATTTGCCCTAATAAATTAGAAAACCCCGATACAATATTTATATATGATTGCTCAAGTGCTTCTTTACCACTAATTTCTGCCTGCTTTTTTTTAATTGCATCATTCTTTTGTTTTTCTGCAATAGCATCTAATTCATCACTTTTTTTCTTTGCTGCGTCTACATCTTGCTGGTCAAAATCAGCTTGTAATTGTAATAAACTTTCTTTCTTACTTTTTTCTAATTCTTCTGTTGCTAAGTTTTGTTCTTGTGCTTTTAATATTAGCGCATCATAATGCAATTNTAAATCTTCTAATTCTTTTNTTCTTTGTTCAGCTANNGNNTTAGNTTCTGCATCCCTAATTTCGTTTTTAAGGTCNGCNAGTTCTTGTGCTTTTTTAAGTTCTAATGCNTTNNNNTCNNCTGCNNCCTTGTTGNCGTCTGCTTGGTTTTGTAATTTAAAACCATCCCTTCTGTTTCTTAATTCTGCAAGTTGTTTTTCTGTTTCTGCAATAGTAGCTTCACCTTCTTTTTTAGTTTCCTCAGGGTCAAATAGCATATTTGCTAAACCACCGCTAAAACTTTCTTCAAGATTGGTTGCAATATCAATTCCAGGTATCTTACTAATTGCTGCCGTCATCATATCAACGGTCGCTAATATAGCGGTTAGCGGCATCGACAAGAAACGTATTACATTTTGTGCAATATCTTTGTTTCTTTGCATTGCGGCTTCTTGTGCAATGGCTTGTTGGATTTGTTGTTCAAGAACTGCTTCAGTTGCAGAAATAACTTCTTTAGTTTGTTGTATTTTTAGGTCACGAATTTCACGTTCTGTCTTGCCTTGTATTTTAAGGCTATTTTCACTTGCTGAAGTTGCATCTAGTATGTTTTTTGAAGCGGCAGCGGTGGCTTTAGTGTCTGCTAGTAATTTTTGTTGTTCAGATGAAACACCAGAAACCAGTCCCTTAATATCATCCCAGTAAGCGATAATACTTGCTAAAGCAACAACCAAAGCACCAATACCAGTAGCTATAACTGCTTTTTTTATGCCATTAAGACCTAATGTAAAAGTTTTAACGCCTTTTGCGCCTTCAACCAATCCTAGATATAACTTTTTAAGTTTAGTGGCATAGCCGCCAGTTACCTTATCTATACCTTGAATTATTGCGCTTTGGTTTAACGAAGAATCTGATAAGTCATCTAAAGCGGTTTTGGTTGTTCTTCTTTCAGAATTTAATTCTTTTAAAGAAATCCTTTGGTCTTTAATTGCGCTTTTTAAATGGTTGGCTTGTTCGGTTAGTTTTCTTTGTGCCGCAAGGTTAACTTTAGAAGTGTTTTTCTGCGCTTCTTCAACTTTGTACAACTCCCGTTCTAAATCAACAAGAATTTCGTTCTGCTCATTTAAAGTAGAATTTAATCTTTTTAAATTTTCTTCGGCTTCTTTTGTTGTCGCTACAACTTTTATAGTTACTTCTTGTGCCATATTTCTTTTATTGTGATTAGTGCTTCCCTTAAGTTTTCGTCTAGTTTATACTTGCCCTTTGCTATGTCGATGTATTCGCCTTTTAAGTCGTATTTTAAACCTTCTAAAATTGTCTTTATCATCTTATTCGTTTAATAGTTCTAAACTGCTTTTGCCGTTTAATAGGTTGGTCTTGATGCTATTTATTTTATAGCTTTGGTTGTTAATCACAAACCTATCTGCTAAAGTGTAATTCATTAATATTCTTAAAGGCAGGTAAGCGGTAAACACCGACAGTCTTTTGCTTTGGTTAAATACTTCTGAAATATATTCTTCGTGATAGTCTGCAAATAAAGTATTAGGATAAGTCACCCCCGTGTATTCGTCTATTTCTAAAGAAAAGTTAATAGTTGGTTTGTTTAATAGTACGCTTCTGTTTGAATTGCCAGGCGTAAAATGATTGCTTATCGGTTGGTGACCCGTTGGCACACCTTCAGAATCTACCGCATTAACAAAGGACATTTCACCACCATCCCTAAACATATAAAAAAGAATCGGTTTTCCTATGTAGCTTTCTTGGTTGTCATCTACGCAATACCCCCATCCAATAGAAGTTAAGCTATTGCCGTTTACATTCCTTAGTCTTTCAAACTTAATATGTTCAAAAGGTAGTTGAACCTTATAAATTTCACCTGCAAAATTCAAAAGCGAATCACCTGTGTAATCTTCTGTTCCCCATTCTTGGTTAAAAAGCTGATTATGAAACGCAGCTAAAAAGGTTTTTGTTCCTTCGTAATTATAAATCACTTCCCTAAATGGTAGGGCAGCGTTTACTTCGCTACTTTCAACATCAATGTATTGGCTAATATCATAGCTTGTGCCGCTTGAATAGAAGTCATCTAATGGCTTAACTACAATAATGTCATCTTCTACATAAGCCACAAGATTAAACATCTTAAAAAGACCGCTAACGAAGTCAATGACTTTCATTTCTGGTATTTGCTGCGTAATGATAAATTCAAATTCAGTACCAATAGCAACACTTGAACTTATGTAAGTATTTGTGTAAGATGTTCCACCACTATCAGTACCAACTACTTCCCATTTAACACTAGAAAAAGTTATTTCGTCTGGTGATTGAATAATTACGGTAGTGTTTTTTTTCCAAACGGGAAACCTTGTTACATCCCTTGTGCCTTGACCAACAGAACTTGTGTAAACCACTACGCCATCTTCTAAAATCATAAATTGGTAGTTAACCAATTCAAATGTTGCAGCAGGTGTTAGTGTTAATTTAGTTGAAAAGGTAATTGGTACGCTATTTATCAAAAGGTTATTATTAGTCATTGAACTAATACTTTGCGTGGAATTTGTCCATTCCTTAACCTGATAAACATTCTGCGCTATTTGTTCACCACTTGTAACCTTACCTTTGTTTCTGTGCAACCACATATACAAAGGTTCATAAGCCGTGTTTGTATTTTTAAAGAAATCAGTACTAAATGTAATACCGTATTTTTCTTCAATTGCTTTAACTATTAAAGATATTTTAATGGCGTATTTTAATTCGTTCCACTTAACACCGTGATGGTGTGCTGCACCTGACTCATAGTATAAATTGCCGCTATATTGGTCATCGTGTGCGTGACCTGTTGTAGTATCATAAAACAACCTTTGGGTGTGCGTTAATAATGGCACTTGTATTGGGTTTGTGTACGGTACAAGGTTTACCGTTTTACTTACGTTTGTTGTTAGGTATGTGAATATATCGTCTGGGTCAAATAACAAAGGGTCACCGCTAGGTTTAGTACTGAAGTTATTTAACCAACTTAAAGAAGATAATAAATCTTCACCGAAAGTATCCTTTAGGGAAATGGTTTCACCGTAGAAGGTAATTTTATAAGTGTGTGCTTTGTTGTTTTTAAGGCTTACACCTTCCAACTTAATATACCCTAATTTGTAGCTTATGTTGTTTAGTTGTATTTCAGCACTAACCCGAACCCTAGCATCAAATCCACCTGTAATGTCAAAGTTATAATAGTGTTTGAATATTTTGTTGTTTTCTTTTGATGCAGGTAAATTAAAGCTTCTACTAAAAGCGGTAAAGACTTTACTTATGTCTTGTACGTTTTTTATAGTATCAGTAATGGATACGCTTTCATCATCGAACATATCCATTCTTGTGCCTTGTATGTATAATTGTATTTTCTGCATTTAGCGAATGTTTTGGATATTGTCAAAAGCATAAGAAAAGCTAAGCGTGTAGTCTACTAACTTGTCGTTAACACCAGTCTTATAAGTAAGGCTTGAAGCGTTTACTACCATAGGCGTAATAACGGTGTCTTGTTCCATCCAAACGTATTCGCTTTGCATCATCTGTTCTACTACTTCGTTGTAGCTTTCATCTACATAACCTGTATTTAAAGTAATGCTTTTAGCACCTTGAATGTTAAAGGTTTTTCGTGGATGTTTTAAAGTGTCGTATGTTCCCGTTAACCCAATTTCAAATCTTTTGTATTCTTCTTTTGTTACGTTAAGTTGTTTAATGGATTTTCTAAAGAACCACAAATCTTGTAACCCACCGAACTTATTAATGAAACTAATCTTAGCAGGTTTGTATTTACATTCTTCAATGGTTTTTACCTTAACGATTCTTAACCCATCGGTGGTGGCTATGTTTATCTGGTCTACTTCAAATATTTCGTATTCATCTAAAAAGTCAATAATGCATTCGTTAGGTTCATAGCTTCCAGTTAATTGTACCACCCTATCCTTAAAGCTATCATAAGCGTTTACACCGTTGCTTACATATTCAAAAACGTAAGATGCACTTGAAGCAATTAGTCTACTATATACGATGTTGTTTTGGTATAAGAAAGCCACGCTTGTGGTGTTGTTTCTATCTACAGGGATTCTGATATCACTATCGGCTAACTTATAAATGATATCATTGCTTTGCATATACCCTGCGGTAGTGGTAGGGTTGCTACCTTCTTCAAAGCTTCCGTAAGCATCAATAATAAAACCGTTAACTACTGTAGGACTTCCTACGGTAGCATTGGCACTTGTGTAAAGCTGAACGCTTGTCTGGTATGTTTCGCTATGTGTCTGGTAAAAGTTTGTATCAGGGTCATAAGCAATATTAAGATAGTCCCTTAGTAGTTCAGCTA